CTGCAGCAGTTTCCTTCTCAATCGTTGCTTGCGCGGCTTGTGCTGCTTCTCTTGAAGTCTGTTGTTGCAATAAGCCACCAGCAGTTGTAAGACCACCAGATACTAAATTTGAAAGGTTTGTATTTCCACCAAGCAGTGAATTGGCCGCCGCACCACCTAATGTTGACAATGCACCTCTTGTTAATGCACCACCAAGAGTATTAGCGGCAGGCAAGGCGCTACTTAAAAGACCACTAGATGTAGCGGCAGCAGGAGTAACAGTAGAACCAAGCAATCCAGCTCTTGCACCCGCTGTACCTGCCGCTGCCGCAAACTCTGATGCTGAAAGACCTAATGCTGACGCTTCTGCTGCTGTTAGACCTGCTGCGGTTGTTCCTCCTAAACCACCTAACAAGTTTGCGGCATCTAAACCAAGGTAAGCACCGCCAAGAATTAAGGCGGGTTTTACCCAACTAGGCACATCAGAACTAGATGCTCCTGTTGTATAGAAAAGAGGGTTTCCTTGTGCATCAAACTCTACTCGATAGCCAGTATTGCCTTTACCCGCAAACGTGCCACCAAAAGCATTGCCAGTTTGACGTTCACCATAGGTACTAGGAACTTCTTGACCAGTTTCTTTATTGCCATACGTTGATACAAGAGATTCACCACTATTCTCATCAACAACTGTCTTTTGTATCTGTCCAAATTGGCTAACGTCAGTAATGCCAATCTGGTCTAAGATTTTTGCCATATCAGCAGCATTTTTTTCTGCTGATCCAAAACCCTCGCCTGTCCACTTATTAGTAGTTCCTTGGCTAAGAATTTGTTGCGTAAGAAACGCTATATTAGATGCGGACATAATTGTTCCTTAAAAATCATTAGTTCTTGTTGACGGGAATGTTCTGACATCACCAGGCCAAATAATTCTGACAGCACCACCGCCACCATTACCACCGAGTCCAGTGCTTCCAGAGTAAGCAGAGCTACCACCACCACCATAAGCGCCACCAACACCGCCTTCAATGGTAGGATTTCTAAAGCTAGTTGTACCAGTTGCTCCACCTGAACCTCCAACACCACCACAACTTGATACTGTGCCACCAGCGCCATTAGAGCCTTGGCCTAACAAGCCTACACCGCCTCCACCACCACTGAGATTAAATCCCGTAGAGCCGCTTCCTGCATATCCACCGCCACCACCACCGCCGGCTCCAGCAGTTCCATTTGTGCCTACACCAGTAGGAAATTGCCAATTAGCGCCTACGCCACCATTCCCTGCATAACCACCCGCGCCACCACCGCCAGCACCATTTCCATTGCCACCATTTCCACCGCCAGTACCAGTGTAAGAACCGCCAGTGGATGAATGAGTCGTAGAGTCTGAGGCGCTTCCACCATATCCTGCGACCAATGAAGTGCTTGAGAAATAGCTTGTGCCACCAGCAGTTCCATTTGATCCACTGCCATCTCCACCAACACCACCAGCACCAACAACAACAGTAAAAGTAGCGCCTGGTGTTACTGTGTAGTTATTGATGTAACCAAGGCCACCACCCGCGCCAGAACCATATAACCCACTACCAGTAGAGCCAGCCGCACCACTTCCACCGCCAACGCAAACAACGCTAATGCTTGTAACGTCATAAGGAACAGTAAACGTGTAAGTTCCGGCAGTTGTATATGCCTGTTGACCACCGCCACCAGCAGTTTGAAAGGAATTAAGTGCGGCAAACATTATGGTGTGTATCCTTTAGAGATAGAGCCATACCAGTTAGTTCCATCAGCAATAAAACTCAGAATGTCCATAGCTCCGGCAGTTGCCGTAATTGTTGGCGCACCCGCAGCATTAAATTTAACGCCAGTAAATGTTGCTGTGCCGTTTCCAGTGGTAGCCGCTTGTTTCAACAAAAGAACAAATGACTTACCCGCAGTTGCTGTTGGCATAGTAAATGTGCAAGCAGTTGAAGCAGTCAATGTGGCTGTCAAAACAGTACCACTTGTTATTGCCAAAGTGTTAGAGGTTGTTACTGTTCCAATTGCAACAACACCTTCTATGTAAGCATTGACAGTTACGTTAGTCAATGTTTTATCAGGCAAAGTTGTTGTACTGGTATCCAACTTTGTTGCAATTGCAGTTGAGATATTGTTGAACTCAGTATCAATCTCAGTACCTTTAACAATCTTTGATGGATTGCCAGAAGTAAGATTATCTTTTGATGCAAAGTTAGTGCTTTTTGTGTAATCGCTCATGCTATCTTCCCGTTCTTAGCTTGAATTTCAATTTTCTGAATCGACAGTTCTGCGCCATATATGTTTGACTCATAACCAGTTTGTACAACCTTACCAGTACCAGTTGCGGAAACAGACAATGTATTGAGCGCAATACCATTAGAGTAGTAAGCTACTGTTGTAGCATTTGCTCCATATTCAGCAATGTTGTATTCAGCAATACCTTGTGTTGGGATAGATCTATTAACACTTAAGTAATTATTTCTAAAATCAAATCCCCACTTAAAAGTAACAGTTTGATTTGTGCCACCAATAATGACAATAGAAATCTTCTTCAGAATTGACGTTTGATTTGGATTTCCAAGGTCTGCTTGGTTTGTGTAGTACAACATCCGATACGATGATTCATAGTCTTGATAGCCACCATACAAGCCAATATAGCCATTTTTGCCAATATACAAATCACCATTCCTACGTGATAAGAAAGCAGTAGGTGCGATTGAGTCCCATGTTGTTACACGAGATGATCCATCTTGCAACATCAACTTTGTATCAAAGCAGTACGCAGATTGAGTTGTTGGCATCGTGAGTAAGTAAAAGCCCTCACGCTCTGAGTAAACAGATTTAATGTTTGCCAATGTCTGAGCCGCAACATCAGTCATCAAGTCATTGCGAACATTCTTAGATATATCACGCTCAGGAGCAGACTTCTCTTGAATTGTTCTCATCAATGAACGTAGCCCACTGTTTGACAAGAAAATAACGTCAGAACTTGTCGTCTGAACAGTATCTCTACCTAAACATCCAATGCCACCAATAGTATCTGACAAACTCATTGTGGCAGGAGCAGTTGCACCTTGATAAACAAGAATCTGTCGTTTACCAAATATAAATAGGAATCCATTGTGAGCAGCCAATGCTTGAACTTCGTCAGCACCATTAGGCCAAATCTGATTGACATTCAATGAACCAGATGTGCCACCTGTCCAAATATGGCCTGTCAACAAATCTGAAAATGTAATCGTTGTTTTATCAGAACTGGTGTTTGCAACCCATAAACGACCAAATGCTGAAATGGCTAAGTTGCCAGATGGAACTGTTCCGGCATAGCCAGTTTTCTCAGTTACTCTGCGATAAGTTGTAGTACTTACAGCAGGGTCATAAATCAATGGATCATGGGCAAGCTGAAAAAAGTATGTGATGCCATTCAAAGAAGCGCACTGCCAGTTGTTAGCAGTGATAGAAGGTGTTGTACCACCACCACCATAGGTCAACTCTGTTACTGCATTAGAAGTACCAAGTTTAAATAACTTGTTATTTCCGGCAAATAGAACAGTCAATGTGCCATCAGTTTGAACCAACTCATGTATCACACCAACATCATTAGCACCTAAATTTCCTGATGACGAATTAACTCTTGTCCATCCCTTGCGTGAACCAATACGTCCATATTGATCGATGACGCAATTTGTTGCAGTCAAAGCAAAGCCAGCCGCCAAATCTAGTGGAGAATCTTGCGTATTCAGGCCAAAAAAGCCTGGCGCAGAAATGCTGAATGTCTGGATAGCTTGAGCCATTAAATTGCCTCAAAAGATCCAAATTCAGGATAACGAGTTGCTTCTGTTGCAATGTAGTCAGAAAGCATAGACTTGTACAGTTGATACGCCTCAGATGAGTTCATTCCACCATCTTCACCACGCTCAACCAAAGCTCTTGCATAAGCATTTTGAACAACAAGTTCAGCAGCAACAGAGATAACTGTATTATCGCTAGACAAAATAGCTTGAGGAACTACCAAGCTAAATTGGATGTTATAAGCCGCATCAGGAATTGGGAACAATGTAACTTTGGTGTCAGAATTAGAATCTACTCCATCAAATGTGTAATACATTGGAATAGAACTAGATGGCGTACCAAAGTTTAAATAACGATTCATACTAGCAAACGTAATGTTTGTAATAGAAATCTTGCTAGTTGTATTTATAGCATCTTGCACTCGGAACTTCTGCCCAGCTCCAGCCAGTGAATATGAGTATGTTCCTGAAACAGTAGGTATGATTACTGTTGTACCAAGAACATTCCATTCATAAGCATCTTCAATCTGACGTTTAGCATCATTGACAAACTTGCCAATGAGTGCAGAGTAAGAAGTTTCAGTAACAGTCGATACTTCCTCCTCACGCAATCGCACGAGGACATCATTAACTGCTTGAAGATAGGTTGTCATGCCTTATTCCTCTTAGAGATCGCTTTAGCCTTAGCTTTAGCGTCTTCCTTGGACGTTGCGCCCCAAGCTCTAAGAGAAAGTAAAAGTCGGGTAGGCTTTCCA